CATATATTCTTAAATCTTTCTCCACCTGAATCCGCCATTTCGTTTACCGTGGTAGGCATAAAACATTTTCCTATAATCTTATCACCTAGTGTTAAACAAGATCTAACAACTTGCCAATTCTTTTCCACATTAGCATCTACCCATTTACCACCCTCATCACACAAATATCTAATTAACTTTACTGAGTCATAAGAGTTGTCTTTTGTGTTTCTCCAATCTATCTTACTGTTTAATGCTTCTGACTTTACAATCTTCTTAAAGTTTTTAGAAATCTTTTGCCCTGGAGCATTAAAACTTAAAGTGCTCTTTGGATTATCGCTACCATCTATAATAGGTTGAAAGAAAAAAGGTAGGTGTCTAAACATATAAACTAATTTGTCTGTAAATAAAGACTTAGCATCTACCCCTGTTTTACTTATAATACCACCGTGTGAATTATATCTAGATGTTATCTCGTATAATAACATAGCGGCACCCTTATAAGAAGCACCCTCTCTACGGTGTTTAACCATCACCATTCCAAAACACTCTGGATCGTTTTTACATATTTCCCAAAAAATAAAGAACCTTCTATCCCTATCTCTATATTCAGGGTAACCTATATCTAGCTTGCACCAGTTTAAATAATAATAGTGTTCACCTGTTATGTAGGTAGGTTTTCCATTATTCATAAACCAAACACCACTCTTTCTTCTTTCAAATTCCGTGCTTATAAACTCTGAATGACTGGCTGCTGTTTCTTCTGAAAGGGTGTCTGGAAGTTCCGTCCTTTTCCACTTTTGATCTTTCTTTTTTAGATCTGAAAAAAGAATGTCTTTTTTCCTGGGCTTAGGAGGGAGCTTAAATTCTAATCCATTTACTCTTATTTTTCCTTCCATAAGAAATTTTTACCAATTATGCAAATATAGTAAAATAAATTGTACTCTCTATTTTTTAGCGTATTTTTCTGAGAACCCAGCCTGAAAAGAACTTTCCTCTTTATCTATATCTTCTTCTGCGTTTTCGTTTTCTATTTGTTTTTGAATTTTGTTTATAGACATTAATATTTCTTGAGCGTCCATGAAACACTCTTTTTTTGCCTTCATAGCATTTCTAGCTTTATCATCTTGTAGTTCTGGGTCTATAGGTTTTTTAACCTCTTCTAGTAGTAAATCAAACGCCTGTTTTCCTGATTCTATTAATTCCTCTAATCTTTTTTTTACGTCTAAGCTTTTCATTTTTCTTAAATTTTAATAATTTTGAACACCTTTCGTAAGCCTCTATATCTTCGTAATATTTTATCATAAGATCTAAAACATCATTAAATATAGTTCCTTCAAGGTCCTTGTTGCTAACCGCATTCCATAAGATATAGGGTACTTCGCTTGAGTCTAGTATTTCATCTAGAGATTTTTTTCCCATGATGAGATCATAAGAGTTTTCCATGCATATGTCTAAAATTTCATGATCCTCCATACTATTTTTCTATTTTAGCTAAGATATCAAAATTTCTCATCCTCATCAACTTTTTACCCATAATATTCATGTCATACTCTGAATTTTCTGAAAAAATAACCTCATCACCCTCTTTTATACCCTGTTTTTTCATCCAATCATTCATATACCTTATGTATCCATGTAGTTTAACTTCTTCCATATAAGGCTTTGTTATTAGTCCAGATTCGGTTTTAAAATCTTCTTCGTTCTCCATTTTTTGTTCAACAAAATTCCAATAATGTAACATCTTTAATTTACCATTTCTTTCCCTACAGTACACATCACTCCAATGAATTTTATACACAAGGTCTTGTTCATAAAACTTTACTTCATTTTCTTTTTCCACTAAAAAGTGATGACAATAAACAGTGTCCCCCTCTTTAACATCTAGCTTAACCCCTTTAGAAAATGATATAGGAGTTTCTACAACAACACCATGCTGCCTAGCTAGTTTCATTGGGTCGTAGCTAGTATCTATTATTAATTCTGTTCCGTTAATATCTACAGTGTCCTCAGTTGTTTTCTCAACCTTGACAAAAAAATAATCTTTAATTGGCTTCATATGTTATTTTACTTCGTAAGAATCTCTTTCTTGAACATCAAATTCTATAGCTGTTGGTTGATCGAAAAATCTTTTCCATGGTCTAGAAAACTCTTCACCCTCCGATCTTGTGTATACATCATAAACAACTTGTTGATGTTTGTACCACGCTGCTTCATCTTGAATGATTGCTGTTACCTCTACCGAACCACCTAGCATTTTTTGACCCACCTTGTAGGTTAATCCTTGTTTTAAGTCTCCTATTGTTATTTTTCTTATAATAGGATTTATTGATTCAATTTCCATTTTCTTCTTCTTTTTCTGAGTAATAAATATCTAAATCGTCTACTGTACTTAACATTCTGCCATTTACAGAAAGATGCCCTCCGTTTTCAATAAAATCTTTTTCTTCATTATACACCTTGTCCCTTTCCATTATCATGGCTGATTTATATAAAATAAGATAACCTATTAAGTCTAGTATAGTGTCTTCTGTTTCATCACAAACCCCTACGTTTTGTATACGCATAAGTTTATCATCTATTCTTGATCCTAATGATTCAAAAACGTCTCCTTTAGAAAATACATTTGATGGGTTTAGAGCAGAATCTCCGTAGTCTTTATTTTTTTTTATGAGAAGGTCCTGGACTTCTTTACAGACCTTTTTAATTACCTTTTCTGTTTTCATGTTATATTAAATTAAATTTCTACCAATATAGTAAAAATTTTTTATTAATACAACTAGCCTATGATCCTGCTAATTCTTTCGTAAAATAAAATAATTGTTTTAGCGGCAGTAGTTAAAGTTTCTACACCAACAAAAGGAAATAAAGGAACCCCATTTGTCATAGCTAAAGATTTTGTAGTAGCAACACTTTGTGTGTCCCCACCTACTTTAGCTGATGTAACCAGTCCATATTGAACATCATTAACAAATACAGACACTTGTCTATTTATATCTATTTCTATTCTTAATCTGTAAACAGTATCCGCTGTAACCGCAACACCTAGATCAGTTATATAATCCGTTCCACCAACAGAGTAAATAAAATGTAAATTAGCGTTTGTTGTTAAAACACCTTGCGTATCATCTGATGAGTATAAAAAGTAAGCCTGATCATCATCGGTTGCATAAGCAGCATCATTAGTTTTCTTTATACCAGCCCAAAAAGAAGTGTCAACCCTATTAGATCCAGATTGTATAGCACCTTCCCAAACAACTTGTTTTTGAGTCAAGAAATGAGAAGCGTTCCACATAGTTTGATTAGCATCTGTGTGAGGACAAACAATTACTTGATCATTAGCTGAGTTATGAGTAATTAAATTTACACCTCCATACCCCCCAGTATCAAACCTAATAGTAGCATTTGCTACATCTGTTCCAAGCACTTCAAAATCTTTATTTGCTCTAACATAAGAAGCTAAAGCGGCTGCGTCATCTGCATCAGCGTCTATAACTAAAGTGGCATTAACTGCTGGTAATTTTTTAAAGTATTCTTCTAGCTCTACTCTTTGTGTGCTTTTTCTAAAAGAACCAGTTCCAGTCATCTCCAAAGATCCATTAATAACAACTTTTTCATTTTCTGTATCAACCTTAAGTAGCTCTGTGTTACCACTCTTACCTACCTTAAATGCACTGGTGTCAGATCCTAGTGAAAAGTTTGCTGTTCCAGAAAAATTACCAACATGTAATGTTGATGTAGGAACCGTGTTGTTTATTCCAAAGTTTGTGGTTTTAAAAAAAGATCTATTGTTATTATCTTCTATACACATGTAATTATTATTACCTGGAGAAGTTGCATCTATATCTCCAAGCTTTACATTATAAGATCCATTTGTATCACCTATATAAAATTTATCATAACCATCTGAGTTTTCAACCAACATAGATTTAGTGGACGTTCCTATAATGTGTAGGTTTGCTGAAGGGTTGGATGTTTCTGAAACATTAACAGCTACACTACCAGATACATGTAAAGATGATTTACCTAAATGAACTGCACTTTTTACCCCATCCCCATCTTCTATTCTTGTTGGTGTAGAGGAGTTAAATCCTGTTGTAGCCTCTGTTTTTATTAAACTTTTATAAGTGTCTTTTATTTTTTGTCCTGTTAGTGAGCTCATATTATATTATTTTATGATATACTGTGTTTGTTTATTAAAAAATCTTGCACCTGAGTTATTTCATCTGAACTTAAAGCTTTATCGTAAACAATAACTTCATGAACTAATCCATTTAAATAATTACCAGCAGATGCTGCGGCCCCAACCCCTATTCTAACAGCAACATCAGTATCATTCACACTTAAGTCAATGTCGTGGTTATCAGCAGACCCGTTTGTAACACCGTCTGAAGTATCTCCATTTCTGTAAAAACTAGAAGCACTTGCATTATCTAAATGAACTGTATATAATTCCTTGCTATTGGTAGCGTTTACCCCGCAGTTCATGAGCGTGTTCGTTCTAGCGGTATTATTTTGATGATGCCACTGCCATCTATCGGCATTTTGTGTCACCCCTTCACTGTCAACTTCAGTAGCGTTATCCAGATAAATAGACATTCTATCAGCGGTGTTAGCAGTGGTTATATGAAG